ATGGCTGCAAGGAGAAAGACATAATGACCGGACTAATAATCTTAATACTAATACTCGCAATCTATTTCCTACCCGCGACAGCATCAACAGGCGGCTTCACCTTATTGAATTGAACGGCGGCGGCGCGTCTGCGTCCTGTATCGTCAGAAAACTGAATTTTGTCGTTATAGGCCATTGTATCGCCGTTGTAAAACGCAATACAAGCGCGTGTGTTGTCGTATTGTGACCCTATACCTGTTGAGGTAATCTTCTTGTGTTTATCCCATTGGGAGGCGATTTCAGTTTCTCTGGTCATTAGAAATCCGTGAACCAGTCGCCGGTTGAACGGTCAACGTCATAAGCTTTTGCCACTCTGGTCGTCTTGGGTTTGGGAAATACCATAAACAATTCTTCTTCTTTAATACGACTTAACGCGTCAATGCAGTCATCGTGCCTTGCTCTAGGAAACGTGGCCATTTCCCCTTGTAATATCTCTTGAACAAGGTCGAATTGACGGCCTTCGCCATCTACATATAGCATAGTATTCGGGAAAAACCAACGGCCATTTTGCATGTCAGGGATTAATCTTCTTATGCGCTCCTCTTTTGCCATAGAGCCGCCTAGCTCTGTGATACTGAAATTATACGCATCAGTCCGCATTTTCTCGCGAATATAGTGAGTATCAGTCATCATGCCATACTTTTCATATCCTACTTTTGGCGGCTTTCCGCACAGGTCATTCCATTTACGATGCAGCATAAACAGCGTGTCAATACGTTCCGTAGGGTTTAGACGGTCACGTATCACGTCAAGCAAATAGTAGTTATTATCAGGGGCAAGCCCGACAACGACCATCGCAGTCCAGTCGGAATTCTTCTTCTTCTTTTTGTTCAGCTCATCGCCGCCAGATGGATCGACAAGGATGACAACATTCATTTCCGTGGGCCTTATGCCGCCCTGAGCGTAATACTTAATCCATTCGGGGAGAAACTCACCACCTCCAATTGGTACCGGCTCCTGTAATATCTGACCGGCGTAGTTATATTCCCCAAGGTCAGAACGCAATCCATCCAGAACCTCGCGGGTCAGGCGGTCAGGGAATAACAATTCGCCCGGCTCCATGCGCCATGTCTTGCCGTTCAAATCATAGACAATCGGCTGGCTTGTCAGGTTCTCGCCCGGCAGTTTCAGGACATGCCATCTATCAGGGTCCTTGAGCGCAAAGTGTCCTGTCGGGTCATCATCGTGCAGCCGCTGCATGATTAACAACCACTTAGCATTGCGAAGGTCATTAAAGCGCGTAGGGATTGTCGAAGCGATTTGCGCGTTGGTATTCTCGCGGACAGTAGGGCTAAACGCTTCTGTAGGATTTACAGGGTCATCAAGTAAAACGTAAGTACTACCACGCCCAGTCACTGACATAATAGCACTCGAGAAATACATTCCGCGCTTCGTTGTCCAGAAGTTGTGCTTTTCGTTCTGTGTGCTATCCAACCGCATTGCGGGGAATATCCGCTGATACCAGTCAGACTCAATTAAAATACGGGACTTTTGCGCCATTTCCTTAGCAAGTGTGGCGTTAAAGGAAGTAGCAATGAACTTCTCATGCGCGTCATTACCAAGAACCCACGCTGGAAAAGCAATAGAGGCAAGGTATGATTTCAGTGAGCGAGGCGGGACGTTAATGCAAAGACGTTTCTTCCCGTCTGGTAGCGTTCCCTCGTGCAATGCCTGTAGATGTTCAGCAACACAGCCTATATGCCACGACCACTCAAACGGAACGCCCGGGTTTACTTCCCTGAAAGCACGCTCTGCAAACGCATCAAAGTTCGTTCGGCATAAAGCGTCAAAGGCTTCTACTTCATTCGCCATACGGCACCAACAAAACCGATCTATCTGGTTTAATAACGTCAAGATGATAGGAAGTAGTGCTGAACTTCACAACGCAATCAGGATATAGCTCTTTTACATCCTTAATCATTTCAACACCGAATCCGCGCACCGAATGATACCAATCAGGGGCATCCTAAGCGGCCCCTCGTCTGTTTTCTTACCGTGAGCGAAATACCATCGCTCTTCATCAAAGCGAACGTGCAGCCCCATTCTAATATGATTGGCGACGGCTTCACGCACCAGTTCTTCATTGGATCGCTTTGCAGGTGGTCGCGTCATTAGCCTTGCGTCATAGTCTGGCTTTGGTATGACTGTTTCAACCTTTGGCAACTGGTCCGTTTGTTTAAGGCTTATCTCTTGACGTAACTGAATGTCAGTCTTTGAGAATATATCAGATATTCCGTAAGACTGGGCTATGCCGCGCAATTGGTGGATTGATAGCTTTTCAAGGCTCATGCCAACATCTTCACGCCGTCAATATCAATGCGGGCAGGAAGACGCGCACGCATCAACGCATAAGCGCGTTGTTCAATAAGCGCTAGCGGCATTGTCACGCTGCCCGAATCCTCGGCCACGCCGTTCTTAAACGACCATGTTTTGTCATCGTCTAAAAACGCAACCTTTAAGCCACGCTGAATCATCGGCTGAATCACTTCCATGATTTCATCCGCCGTAAGGACGACAGCCGGCTCTGGCTCTTTTTTCTCAACCTTCGCCTCTGCGCCGATATCGTTTGGCTGCACGGTGTTTTGAATGCGCATAATGGATTCAATCATCTTTGGCTCTTTTGCCATGTGATGAGGCGGCTGGCCCAATGAAACCAGAATAGCGCGTAACTCTTCACGGCTTTTCAGGGTCAATAGCTCTTTTGGATATTTCGGTGTCATTGCTTCACGCTCCGTTTCGCTTCGGCTTGGATTAAACCTTCGTCAATGTACGCCACAAAGTCCTTGGCACTTTCAATAACGCCCTTAGCATCGTTGGGCATGTTCGTCTGGCCGTTCACGCGTTGGGCTTGCTCCATTGCCCAAAGCAGTTTCTGCTTATCAACTTCAACCGTCAGGTTTTCCTTGCGTGTGGCGTCAAGTTGCGCCTCAAGGTCAAGCACCTGTTTGGCAAGGCTGGAGAAATTCTCTTTGGTAAATTCTAGTGTTTCGCTCATATGTGGCTCCTTTTGTCAAAGCCTAGCAAACAAATCCGCGCACGTAAAGACTATTTTTTACTAGCCTTGATGTAACGCTCAAGGATGGCTTTATCTTCTGCTGCAAGGGTTGTTGTGGTATGTAGAGGATTTTCCTTATCCCCCGCTATAGTAGTTGGCAAGACCTTACCAACAAGCGTCATCAGGCTTGAACGGTCCTTTTCCTCTGCTGTTTCGAGAAAGAATCGTGTCATGCCCGTGCAGTCATCAGGCATGGGTTCGCCCATAAGCATACGCCCCTTGATTTCAATTGCATCAAGGATTGCCTCTTTGAGGCCCTTTGTAACTTTATTCAATGATCCTGCTGGTCTACCCATAATCTAGTATTATACTCTAAAGCTTAAAGAAAGTCTAGCCCCTATCTGCCCCGCTCCATTGTCTCAATAAGCTCCTCTGACAAATGCGCGTATTTATGCCGTAAATCATCGACAGTGCCGACATGCTCGATATCCGTGCTTTCCAATGACGCTATGGGTGCGGGCGTTTCTAGCATATGGGATAAGGTCGGCAACTTTTGCTTTAATTGTTTGAAACGTCATCCCCTGATTATGCCACACCCCTTACGGCTTGGCAAGCCTATGCTCAAAGCATTTGTATCCGCTGGAAAAATTAGGGCAAGCCTTGACTTCTACATGAAACTTCTTGCAGTGGCCGCGCCACACATTGCCGCGCTTATTGTGGGCATCCCTATCAAAGTGTTTGCAGTCATTGCAATTGGCATCAATTAACTGACATTCTAAAGCCTCAGATTTCTTGCCAACATCCTTACAATCTTGGCATGAGTTCATAGGTGATGATGACCAATAAGAATAAACCTTTACAGGGTTTCCCGTTGGCTTGTCGCAATAGCAGCAATTGCCGTTCCAACGCTGCTTGTATACAACACCGTTAAGTTCATACTCTCTCGTTGTGACCCTGTTGCTTACTTCCTCCATGGCTACGCCTTAACATTATCCGTTAAAGCCCAAACCAAAGCAATAACCCATCCCACGAATGTCCATCCTAAAAACAGGTTAAGCATCCCGATTGCGTTATCGTTTCTGTGGCCGCGCTGCCATGAAACAATGGCGGGCAGGAAATAGATTGCGAGTATTAGTATTAAGATTATTAGTCCGGTCATTATGTCTTTCTCCTTGCAGCCATAATACCTATATGTCGGATGAAGTCAACGAATAATTTGAAAGCGCCCTGTTTCCATCGCTTCAACAAGCTCAACAGTCAACCATTCGGGCGCTTCATATTCCATGCTGCATGGTAGCATAAATGCCCGATCACCACAAGACATTACAAAGCGGCGCTGTCACGGCCTAATTCTGATAGCTATAGCCAACCTATGGAAGACCAATTACCAGCACCGTGACAGACTTACCCACTCATGTGGATGCTCATAGGACTGGCTTGTAACTGGCGACGAAACACCGTGTGGCTATCCAATCATAAGCACCCGCAGGAAGGGGTGAGCGGACGGCTTAACCAGTGGACACGTATTGCCGCCGTAGCACGTGCCATATGTACCCGCTCTAAAGGACTGTAACTGAGCTTTTAACTCACCCGTTGCCGGATTCCAAAACTTACAGCCCATTGGAAAAGGCTTGCCCGAAGACAGTCGGAGCCGCTGGGTTGTCTTGAATTCGCGACGGGGTTATTGTAACATTAAGCAGAAACCTTTTCAATGGTCTTTCCGTCATTATTGCAGATATAAGCTGTGCCGTAAACATGCAGCAAACGCACACCATCATCAGCGTATGTTATACATGGGTGCGTACCGCCGACCTGATTGTCAAAGTTTAGTGTTGTGAATTCGCCTTCAATTTCCGGCTCGTCTTGAAAAACAGTCACGTCAGAAACATTTTCTAAGATGACAATAAGCGGTTGAGGGTCATTGGTATAATATTTAATAATCATGCTTTAGTCCTAATGTTGATGTTGATATTGATATTTAAGACATCCCCCGCGTAAGTTTCCCAAGAGGCGGGGGACATATTGTGGTTATTGTAGCGCAATCATCCGCATTTGTAAACACTCAATCGCCGCTTTATTTGGTCGCCTTGAAGCGCCCCTTGCCAAAAGGCGTGACGTTCTCCAGAACCTTCTTAACGCCACCAGATTTTTCAAATTCCAACCAGTGCTGAAAATGCGCCGTGCAATAGTGAATATCCGGCGCAACCTCGTTGGAATGTTGATTGCATATATGGCGGTCACAGGTTTTATTCTTTCCCACAGGGTAATCACAAAGATTTTCTGCGACATCACAACATTCAGCACAGTGTGGCCCTAGGTCACCCTTGAGAAAAAACTTATTTCCTTGATTGTCAAACCCCATATAAACCGGCATTACTTCCCCGCATCCTCAAACACTCAATTGCCCATAACCTCGTCATAATGGTTCTTAAATTCTAAGTACGGGTCGCCCACTCTATAGCCGGATTCAATGCTAGGGTAGTTTTCCAACCACTTGCCCCATCTATCAGATACGGCCTTGGCGTTAACGCCTGTGTACCCCATAACCGCGCCAATATCAGCAAAAATCATGCCGGATTGCCGCATTTTCCAAACATAACGCTGATAAGCGTGGCTTTCACTGTACATGCGGTGCTCGTTATCCCAGTAAGGCCGGAATTGCCGTTCTTTATTTCTCATCGCGCCGCGTCCTCAAACACTCAATCGCCAACCAAAAAACCCTTGTAGGCTCATACTCACCCTTGCAGAACCTCCGTACAGTGCGCGGGCTTACATCCAAAGCCTCGGCCAGTTCGTTTATAGACAGGCCAAGGTCTTTGCGGGCTTGGTTAAAGGGGGTCATGCTCTACCCCCCCCTTTTCTTGGTTGCTACTAAGCCGTATTTGCCATGATTGTTTGTTTCAAGGCCGCGCATTTTGGCTACTTTTTCAAGAGTTTCTTTATCAATACCGCTTTCTTTTGCGGCGAAAGTTATTGAACACCAGCCGCGATAGCCAGTTTTTACTTCGTTAAGTTCATTTGCAAATTTGTCAAAAGCTACGTTCATTTTCATTCTCCTAATGTTGGCGGTCTAACTCGACCTGATAAAATCATTCTTGCATGGATTGTGACATGGTGTCAATGATTGTTTTGGATTAATAACAAAAAAACACCCGTCCCATGCCTTTTCCAGATTACGTATAATGGACACACCCCACAGGCCACCTCTAGCCTTAGAGAAATATAGCTTACAGCCGATTGTCCCACGTGTCCCATGCATTTTATCGATCCAACTATTATATATGATACGATCACTATATACCCCTTTTATATATATTATTCCTTTATAAAAAAAATATATAGGACAGTGGGACAATGCCCTGTGACGTAATTATTCCGTGGCTTGTAGCTGGCCCAACCCCCTTGGGACAGCGCCTAGGCCAATGGGACAGTAATTAAGAATATGTTCCCACTTGACCGATGCCGCCGCTTAATGCATCATGACCATGCACACGAACAGGAGAAGACATGAGCGATAATTTATCCGCATTTATAGATTTTTTAATTAAAAACGACTGCCCGCCAGAACGACAATCAGACATAATAGCCACGAATAAATGGACTGATTATCAGATTGTAGGTGATAAAGCCGGAACCAAAAAAGGCTATTATATATTAAAAACTGACGGTGATTTTATATCAGGCGCGTGTGGCGATAGACGAACAGGCATCACTCACCAGTTTTACAATAAGCCAGACCGAAAGCTCACTGACGAAGAACGCCGCGAATACGCTAGAAAACGTGAGCGAGATAAAAAGCAGCAGCATGAAGATGAATTAAAACGCTATGAAACAGGTGCGGCAGAGGCCAAGGCGATATGGCAGGCAGCAAAGCCAGCAATTGAGCATGAATATCTCACGCGCAAGAGGATTTTACCGCACGGCGTAAGATTGAACGCATCCGGCGATTTGGTTGTCCCGCTATATTTCGAAAACAGAATTATGAGCATACAGACGATTGCGCCGAACGGCGACAAGGATTTTCTGTTTCGCGGGCGCATGAAGGATTGTTATTATCCATTGGCCAGCAAAGATGATGACCGCCGCCATATATACATATGCGAAGGATTCGCAACAGCAGCAACCGTAAGGGAAGCCACGAAATCACCGACAGTTTGCGCGTTCAACGCTGGTAATCTGCCGAAAGTGGCGAAGGCGATGCGTGTTAAGTATCCGCACGCGAAAATAATAATTGCTGGCGATAACGATGAAAGCGGGACAGGGCAGTTAAAAGCAACAGAGGCCGCGCGTGCGGTGGATGGTATTGCAATCTGGCCGGATAATTTAGAGAACGATTGGAACGACGTGCATAATCTGGACGGCCTTGATTATGTAACCGATTTGATTATAGATAAAGTTTCGCGCGGTGGAAACTGCGCGGATAAAGGGGGCGAGACGGACGTATCTTTTTCCGAAGACCGTGTGCAACCGTCCGTCCCCGACCTTGATAACGTGCCTGAATGGGTGAATGAATTACCGCCGCTTGAGTTTTACGAAGAAGAAGCCCGCCGCGCGGTTGGACTATATAACCCTAGTAATGGCGAGAAAGACCCAAACTGGAAAGAAAGACTATATTACAAGGAAGACAAAGACGGGAACAGCAAGCTTGTTTCCAAAAGCATGAATAACGTTCTGCTGTTTTTGGAAAATCACCCTGTATTAAGTAATCTGGTATGCTATGACGAATTTGCGCGGGAAAAGGTTGTTTATCAAGCCCCGCCTTGGGATAAGAAGCCAGAGAAGTTTTTGCCGCGCTTATGGTCTGACGATGATAATACAATGCTAACATGCGCCCTTGAGCGTATCGGCCTGATACAGCCGACATCGACCATTAAGAAGCTTGTAGAGGCCACAGTTAAGAACAACGCCCGTAACCCAGCGAGGGAATATTTTAGCGGGCTTGTGTGGGATAATACGCCGCGCCTTGATGACTGGCTGCTTAAATATTGCGGGTGCGTGAATGATGACCCTGATTATGTTCGCGCGATTGGCAGAAAATGGCTCACGGCGGCTGTGGCAAGGGTTTTCGAGCCGGGCAAAAAGTTTGACCACATATTGATTTTAGAGGGTGAGCAGAACGCGGGGAAATCTCTGTTGCTTAAAGAGCTGTCCACGATACACGGCAAGGCGTATTTTGAAGACACGATCCGCGTGCATGATTTGGGCGTTGATAAGGTCGTGCCGAAAATGCAGGGCGTTTTGATTATTGAGATTGCTGAAATGGCCGGACTTGATAAAAAAGACGCTGACGAATTAAAACAGGCGATTGCGATAACGACCGATTCTATTGTCCGTAAGTTTGAAAATGAGCGCACGTATTACCCAAGGCAGTTTGTGTTTGCTGGAACGATTAACCCCACAGACGGTTATTTGAGGGACGTAACGGGCAATAGACGATTCTGGCCTGTTAAGGTTGCGGATAAAATCGACATGGAAGGGTTGCGCGCCGATAAAGAGCAGCTTTGGGCAGAGGCGTATTATCGTTATCAGGAAGGCGAGAAGCTGTATCTTGAGGACGAGCTATACGACAAGGCGATGAACGCGCAACGCGAGCGGACGTATGTTCATCCATTACAACAGGATATTGAGCGCATAACAGCGCATAAACTGTTTGTAACGAATGACGAAATATGGAACGGGCTTGGCGTGGTTGATAAAATTAAACGCACGCAGGGATTGGCGCAGGAAGTCGGGAAAATCCTGATTTCACTCGGGTTTAATAAAGTAAGGATACGGCAAGAGGGCGAGCGGCGTTATGGATGGGAGCGCAAGTCATGATCCAGTTATTCCCAGACCAGCAGGAAGTTATGGCCGAATTGCGTGATGCTATGAGGACGCATAAATCAGTGTTGTTACAGTCACCGACAGGCTCAGGTAAAACCGCGATGGCGCTTAGTATGATAATCGGGGCGCAGAATAAGGACAAGCGCACGATTTTCACAGTGCCGCGCAAACAGTTGTTAGAACAGACGGGCGAGACGTTTTGGGATAATAAGTTGCAGCACGGGTATATTGCAGCCGGACGACCGTTTAACCCATACAATCGCACGCATATCGGCATGATTGATACAATGGCACGGCGATTGGATAAACTGCCGGATGCGGACTTGGTGATTTTTGATGAAACTCACTTCGGATCAAACGCGCTTGATTCGGTTATCAATCACTATAAGAGCAAGGGCGCATGGACGGTGGGCCTGTCTGCTACCCCTTGGAAATTATCCGGCGAGGGTTTGGGCAAGTGGTATGACCATATGGTGCAGGGGAAGTCGATAAAATGGCTGATTGATAATAAGCGCCTGTCTGATTATCGCTTTTTCAGAGGTAAAACGAAGCCGGATTTGAGCCAGTTATCAGTGCATGGCGGCGATTATGCACGCGGAGAGCTTGCGGGGTTTATGGAAGCGCAGGGCGTTATTATCGGCGATTGCGTTGCTGATTATAAATCCAAAGCAATGGGTAGGTTGCACGTTGTACGGTGCGCTAGTATCAAACACAGCCAGATGACGGCGCAGGCGTTTCGTGATGCTGGTGTTTTGGCGATGCACGTTGATGGTGAAACTCCACGCGCGGAATTGACGGGGATTTTAAAGGGATACGCCCGCCGCGAATTAACGGTTTTGACGTTTTGTGATTTGCTGAATTTTGGATTTGACCTGTCACAGGCCACGGGAATGGACGTGTGCGTTGAATCGGGTTCCGATTTGAAACCATCGAAATCACTAGCCGGACAGATGCAGTACTGGGGCAGGATGCTGCGTTATAAACCAGAACCCGCACTGATATTCGATAACGTGAATAATTATGTAGAGCATGGTTTGCCGCACTCCGAACGCGAATGGACGCTGGAAAGCCGAAAACAGGGCAAGAAATCGACCGAACGCGTGCCACCTACTAGGCAGTGCGGGGAGTGCTTTGCTATACATACACCCGCTCCGCAGTGCCCAGAGTGCGGCCACATATATGAGATTAAGTCGCGCGAGATTGAAGAAGTCGATGGTCACATGGAAGAAATCGACAAGGATGCGGTTGCGTTACAGAAAAAAGAAAAGCGCATGGAAGTCGGTTCCGCGCGAACGATGGATGATTTGATGCGTATTGCGAAAGAGCGTGGTTACAAAACAGGCTGGGCCATAAAGCAAGCGCAGATTAAGGGTATACGATGATCCGGCGCGATACTGTTCTGTTTTCCGGCTGGGAAGAACACCTTGAATATGCTAGAGAGTATATCAGGGAAATGCGCTTCAATAAAGATGAAGTGAGAATCGTCAGACAAGGCGAAATGATATTAGTCAAAGCAAAAAAGGAGATAGACTATGAGTTCAGTAAATAAGGTAATTTTAATTGGGAACATCGGGAAAGACCCAGAAATTCGTTCGTTTGCCAATGGTGGCCGCGTAGCTTCGTTTTCACTAGCGACAAGCGAGGCATGGAAAGACAAAACCACGGGCGAGCGCAAAGAAAAAACAGAGTGGCATAATATCAGTGTGTTTAATGACGGACTGATTAAAGTCATCGAGAGCTATATTAAAAAGGGCAGCAAGGTTTATATCGAAGGCCAGCTTGAAACGCGCAAATGGCAGGACAAGGACGGCGCAGACCGTTACACCACCGAAGTCGTGTTAAAACAGTTTAACGGCGTTTTAACGATGCTTGATGCGCGCAAACCTGATGCGCCACAGTATGAACCAAAGCCAACGTATGAGGGCAAGGTAACGCCTGATGTAGCTGGAATTGACGAAGATGAGATCCCGTTTGGATAACGAATCCGAAGCCGTAATATTAAAGCGTGTCATGCTCGAGGCTTCCCGCCTCGGGTGTACGGTTTTTCGGAACAGTACTGGCATGTTCCGCGCTGAATCTGGGCAGGTTGTGCGGACTGGATTATGCGTAGGCAGCGCGGATTTAATCGGCTGGCTTAATGGCCGCTTCCTAGCTATAGAAGTGAAACGCAAAGGCGGCAAGTTACGTCCAGAGCAGGAAAACTTTCTAAAGCGCGTAAACATGGCGGGTGGTATTGGTATTGTCTGCGATGATGAAAAAAATCTGAAAAATTTATTAAATATCTCTTGACTCCTGTATATACACATGTATATTCACATGTAAGGAGAAAGAACAATGCAAATACACGACCTTGAACAAGGCAGTGACGAATGGCATCAAATTCGCAACGGCCTCATTACGGCCAGCGAAGTTAAGCTACTGGTCACACCTGCAAAACTCACGCCAGCAAATAACGACAAATCCAGAGCGCATTTATATGAATTACTGGCACAGCGCATTTCTGGATATACCGAACCAACCTATTTAAGTGACGATATGTTGCGTGGGCAAGAGGATGAACCAGAAGCCCGCGAGTTGTACAGCTTCGAATATGATGACGTTACAGAGGCCGGATTTATTACAGAGGATAAATGGGGTTTTGCAATTGGCTATTCCCCTGATGGGCTTATTGGCAATGACGGATTAATAGAAATTAAATCCCGCCGCCAGAAATACCAGATTGAAACCATCCTGAATAGCACTGTGCCAACCGAATACATGCTGCAAATCCAGACGGGGTTGTTAGTGACTGGCCGCAAGTGGTGCGATTTTATCAGCTATTGCGGTGGCTTGCCTATGGTCACAATCCGCGTTGAGCCAGATCCTGCCATGCATGACGCGATACTGGCGGCCTTAACAGAATTTGAACGCCAGCTTGGTGAAATGGAAAAAGACTATCGCGCCAAGCTTGCGGACAAAACAATGAGACTTATTAACACAGAACGAAAAGAAAGAGGAGAAATCATCTAATGGTAGATATTACAAAAACACTAGAGGCAAAATCCGATCAGATGAACGCTGATGATTTGATGGGCGGTTCACTGACAATAAAGGTTGCAAAGGTTGACGTAGACCTAAACCGCGAAATGCCTGTCTGGATTCACTATGAGGGCGATAACGGAAAGCCATTTAAACCATGCAAAACAATCCGGCGCGTTATTGCGGGCGCATGGGGCAAAGAAAGTGAATCCTATGTTGGCCGATCAATGACGCTCTATCGCGATCCAGAGGTTATTTATGCGGGGCAGGAAGTCGGTGGTATTCGTATCAGCCACATGAGTGACATCGGCACTAAGAAAACATTCGCGCTCACGGCAAAACGAGGCGGCAAGAAAAACACCGTTGTGATTGAGCCATTGGGCGAGATTGCAAAGGCAAACCCTGAAATCGTGAAGGCTGGTGTCGCTGCATCGCTTGGTGGTGTGGAGGCTTATACCGCATGGCTTGCGTCACTAGCACCAGCAGATAAGCAATCCATAAAGCAATATCACAAAGAATGGTCGCGCGTTGCGAAAGAAGCCGATGTGATTGTCTTGGAAGATGAGGAGCCAGAATTATGAGTCCAGAACAGATTAGGGCGCTTAGGAAACACCTTGGCGAAGCGCAGACGAAGTTTGGGGCGCGGTTTAAAGTAACAGGATTGACCGTGTATCGTTGGGAGAGTGGCAAGAGTGCGCCTGATGATAAAACTCTGCCGAAAATAATTAAATTACTGGAGAAAATGAAATGAGAAATGCTGATAAAGAATGGGCAACTGGAATCATAAAAGATTTGATAAAAGCAATCGGTGACGGCGACATAAGTTATAGTGATGGCTACTATCTGGCTTATATGGGGCAGATGTTAATAGAGACAATAGAAAATTACGATTTTAATAATTTATATGTTGACAGCATATAACTTATAGCCTAGAGTTAGGGATAAGGAGAAAGAACATGAACAAAACAACCACACTATTCACTGTAGTCATCACAACCGCGCTTTTATGCGGTGGGGTCTACATTGGTCGAATGACATTGCCGCAGGGTTCAACGTGCATGGTGACTATGCCTGTGTTGCCGCTGGAGGGTGATGAATGAGCATGGTATTATGTTATGGCTGTAACGCCCTCATAGATTCCGATAATGATTGCGAGTGCTTTGTAGAAAAATACAATATAGTGACCGTTTTATGCGAAAATTGCAGAGAGGCGCAATCATGAACCCAATCCAACGCCACGCTAAACACCTAAGCCAAGCCCAGTTTCGTAAGGACTTGCCGATGATACTGGTATTGATGGGGATGATATTGATTGGGATGGTTTTATAATGGCCTTAACCCTTAAGCAGCTAGCTTTACACGGACACCCATTAAAAACACAAATTTCAGGAACGAAAATGACTAAAACCACACAAGAGATAATCGAAAGCCTGCTGTCAATTTTAGAAATTGACGAAAGATGCCGAGACTTATTACTTGCCGAGTGCAAGGCTATCAGAAATGCTTGCGACCGCCTCATCGAACTGGAACGTAAAGCGAAGGATTATGAGCTTGCGTTGCTTGAGATAGAGCGAGATTTGAATGGCCAGTATATCGAACAAGCGGGATTAAAGCGCAGAGCGTCGCAAGCCCTTTCAAAACACGCCACAACAACCGGACAGGGGGAATAGATGGAACATGAATTAAAGCTGCACCCGAAATACTTTGAAAGAGTATCGCGCGGCGAAAAGACGTTTGAAGTAAGGAAGAACGATAGAGATTATCAGGTCGGCGATACGGTTATTATGCGCGAGTTTGACCCAGAAAAGGGGTGGCCAGACCATGGTTCTTATGAATCCATTGTAGCTCGTATAACATACTTGACGACTTTTGAGCAGAAGGACGGATTTTGTGTGTTCGCCTTTGAAGTTATGCCAATTGATGTGGAGGCCACTCGTGACTAAAGATAAAACCATGCGGATAATGCTCACAAGAGACGGCGGGCTTCCTTCGGGCAACTACCCATCGTCAGAGCTTGTCGAATACGTTCGCGCAGACCTCGCCCCCGAACCAAGCGAGATGGCGGAGGTGTTGCGTGATGCCGTAATTGAAGAATGCATTCAAGTGCTGCGTGATAAGGTCGAGATTTATAAATCGCCACAGTTCGCATACCCAAGCGGCTGCATTCATTCAGTAATTACAACAAGGATGCATATTGATGCCCTAGCAGCCATGAAAGGAAACCAATGAACAGTGATACTTGTGTAGAGTGTGGCGACTGCGTGTTTCCTCCATATAAAAGATGCGATATCTGCACCGCCGCCTTACTTTCAATTCATGATGGGATGACTAAAACAAGGCAGCTGTTGTTGTCAAAAGGGCTTTCACTTGCCCGCGTTAAGCAGAGAATGGCCCAAATGAAATACAAACAAGGGGGGATTAAAATGAACAGTGATGCGAATAAGGCGGTTGATGCCGCTTCGAAGGCCAAATGGTTATTAGAAAATATGAAAGTTAGAGACGATATAACTCTTAATCATCCAATATACAACGGTGCTCTATATCATGGTACGGCTCATCATATATTATTTCTATCGCCAGAGGAGTTAGAAACTATCAAGCGCGCCCTTCAAGCCCTCACATCCCAGTCAGAGTGGCAGCCGATTGAAACCTACGATAAATCAATACACCCAAATTGTGTGATGGTTTTTGATAGAGTGCCAGTGCCAGCAAGATATGACAGCGACAGTAAAAGATGGATGATGGGCGGCACGCTATTAGACGCGCCTGATTATTTTATAGCAATTCGAGTTCACCCGACCCACTGGCAGCCAATCACCCCACCACAAAAGGACAACACCGATGGACAATAACAAAGATATGCCGTCCGAGCACTGGAAAGAAGACTGCTTGAAATGGCAAGGCGAAGTTCTCACTGGCAAATACGCGCACTGGTGCCCCGAATGGGATGAATTGCCAATTGATGAAACTTGCAGTGAATTTGAGTCCTGCACCTGTTACAGCGCCGACCTAATCCACACAACCAAAGGAGAATGAGATGACAAAAGAAACTAAAGAGATTACTGAAAATAATGAGTTTGATGCAGACAAAGCACGTAGAGGATCTGCATCAGGCACTGAGATAGCATACTCTGTCGAGGTCAGGTATGCATTCGGCAGTAAGCTGGTTGGAGATACAATTATTGGCGAGAAGTGGCAAGCCTTGAACTTTTACAAGTCGCCTATCGGGGTTCCAGTTGGAGGATTCATGACCGAACGATCAAACCGTAATGGCCTCCTGAGCTACCCTGCCGCACAGGCGTTAAGGTGGTGGTTTCTGGCCGATATGGAGGCAAGTAGTGATTTTAGTGTTCTGGGTTTTGAGACCAGACTAGTGAAGCATGAGTTTAAATATACTGAAGAACACAAAGCTGTTTCTGCCCATTGTCTGATATCAGGTGACGACAGATCGAGCATGATGCCAGACTGGAACAAGAAATGAAAACCCAATCAAACGAAAAGCTGGCGGATGTTGCCGCCTTGGTTATTGAATTACGTCAAGAGGCCAAACATAGAACAGAAATTTTCAACGATCCAGATCTAGAAATCAGCCGCCTTTTGAATACCGCTGCCGATTACATAGAACGCGCAAAGGCCGATTTAGCCGATGGGGAGGGTGATGACTTCCATAAACTTTGCGCTCAATGCTGGGACGCTTTGGGTATTACGGAATACACAGGTAAGCACATCGTTGAACACATACGCGAGCTACGAGAAAAGGCCACACCGCAAGCCAATAAAGACCATATTGGTGAGGTTAACAAAATGGTTGAGGCGCAAGCCAATAAAGCCCTAGAAGCGTTCTTAGACATATTCGAGTGCTACGCTAGCCCCGAGTATGCTGATTACGAGAAGTTTTTAGTGGTGCTTGAAGCGCTTAAGGAGAGTAAATGACCCCCACCCGAATCACCGACCTAATCACCCGCGCAGGGATAACACGCTATAAACTGGCAAAGATTTTAAATATCGACACGGCTTGCGTATACCGCTGGACCGAAGGGAAATACAAGCCGGAACGTTATTTTCAAGAAAAACTAAAAGAACTTGAAAAAAAGGTTGAAAAAGGTGTTGACTTAACCGCTGAAAACATATAGTCTCTATTTTAAGGAGAAAGAACCATGAACACAGCTACAATACACAATATCGGCTTTGACACTCAGAACGGAAAATGGAATGCGGTTATCGCTTTGGATACAGGCAAGGAAGACGCTTACGATGCGTTTATCTGCACTGGTATGAATGACGAGCGCTTGAAAGAGTTTAACGCAATCATCGAAAACATGGGCCAGACTGTTTTGTTTGAACCTTATGAAGAGGGCGGTATTTATAAAATCACGTCTCTGGATGGTCGGTATAGCCTTACGCCGTTCTGGTATATGTACACGAAGCGGAGGGTGGCGTGATAACCACTCTTTATTTTAACCGCGCCAAGATGCTTGATAGCAAGTACTGGATATTTAAACAACAAACGAAAAAGGCTGCGTGATGAGATGGTATTCTTTCTTGCAAGCAATAATATTGTTTGTTTTTATGATATTGCAAATGATTGCTGGGTCAGACGATGCGGTTGTTAGACATTGGGTGACCGTTCACATTATATTAATTCAAGCTTGGCTTATAGCTGGATTTATTAAGGAGCATTAAATGAACCTAACAATCATACTAACCGCCGTTTTAACAATGGCAATTGCTGGGGCTGGCGTTTGGGTCGGTCGGTTGACGCTGCCCCAATGGCTACGTGCTTTGGGCAAATGCCTGTGCTGCCTGACAGGGTGGTAAAAAAATGACCGCCTCTGAAATATTAAAGCTTATTGAGAACGTGCAGCCTGATGACGTAGCGATGCTGAATGAGATTGATGCTCGAACAGTATGTTTTGAAGAAGGAAACACATACATTGGAATGTGTTCTTCAACAAATAAAGGCATAACCCGCTTTATGATGAAGGTGGGACGACATAC